GTGCCAGTCATAAAAATTGAGAGCGTTTTAAGTAAGTCTATAAATGCTGCGTCATTGGGTGATTGTTCTACCGGTTGGTCAACAAATCCTAAAAAGTAAACAAAACCAATAACGGTGACAGCAAAAGTTATTGCAATTGTGCACGCGACAAACACAATCATGCGTGCATGTAAGTAGTCAATCTCGCTACGGTCTTTAGCCATTGCTGACCCTTTCGCATTGAGTGATAGTCGAGCAACGCGTCAACGCGCTATTGCGTGTTTTATGTGGCGCGTTTACTCGTGTTGTTTCGCAAGCAGTCAGGATAAGTGCAAGCATCAAACTAGCCAAGTAGTAGCGCGGCTTCATCGGCTGTAATTCCTAGACGGTCAAGTATGGCTTGTCGAGCGCTGGCTTTGTCGGCTGCGGCTTTTAATTGTGTTTTTGCGTCTGCCATTTGTGTCTCAAATAATTCTTGTTCTTTAGTATTCATTAGTCTTGTTGTACCATTGTCGTCAATCATGTATGTATTCATGAGTTGTATCCATAAATTGTGTAGTTACCAGTAAGGGTATTTGCAGTTGATGAGGTTAATGCAAAACCGTCGTAGGCGGTTGTAACGGTAAGTTGCCCGCCCATAAAAGCATCATAAACAATACCGCTCACATTTATTATAGAACGACCCGTATAGTTTAATGCTTTTGCTGTTTGCGGGTTTGCTATATCCAAAAATACAGAAAACGCATTAGCGTTTGCATTTGTAACTAATAAAAAAAATGCTGATGTACCAGGGTTTGGAGTATTTATGTTTCCACCGTCTGAACCATAAAGCAACTGATGATTTAAATAATTATTTGCTGTTGTATTTGTTGTTCCACTTGCTCGCCAAGCGATGTTCACATTTGTTGCACCGCTCGCTACACCCTCAATCACCATACGATAGTTAGTAAAACTTGATGTAAACACACTGTCTTTGTTTAATGTTGTGACGGCGCTAAATGCTGTAGTTGGTTGAACAATAGAAAAACCGCTAGCACCAATCCACGAAGCGCCAGAATAATATTGAACAATGTTGGAATCAGAAAGATAACAAAGTTGGCCTTCTGCGAGCACTTTTTCGCCTGCACCTCCAAAGCCCGCATCTCGAGTCGTGGAATTACTAAAGACCGGGACGCCAGTTCCCGCGCTTAGATTCATATCGGCTGCGGTCAAAACTTCCGCAGCTACAAATAAGGGAACGGTGGTCTGCTCGTTAGCCATGTTTCTATCCTAAGACATTTTCTTCGTCAAGTGTGCCATACACAAGGTCATCCAAAATGAGCTCATAGACGATCGTGGTAGGTGCCGTGTAATAGGTGACTGCATGACCAGCGGACAAAGTTAGTCGGTGCTCGAGTCCTTCAATGGTGAGATCTTGAGCGAATTGTGTTGGCCCTGCCGAAGTTGTTATTGACTTTTGGATGTTGATGAGGTCGCCTACATCAAGGAGGGCAAGTGTTTCTTGATCGGCTGTGGATAGTCCGGGGAACTCTGTGCCTAGGAAGTTGAAGCGTGCTTCAGGGTTAGCGGTGATGAGATATTGGGCAAGTGTGAGAGCTGCGGCGTCATTGTGAAGGAGTGAGTCTGTGATTGACTGAGTCTGCACAAGGTAGGCGGCTTGGCTGACTAGGTCTTCTGCGACTTGTGGCGATGATGCTCCAGCGTGCTGAATAGATGCGCGATTGACCACTGTGTCTGCTTGGAAAGAGATGTCAATAGCGGAGTAACCGATGTTTGTGTTGTCGTCGTGGAACTCTGCAATAGGGACTCCGAGCGTCGTTCCTAGACGCTTCTGGAAGGTGATCGTGCCTTCTCGATCCACAAAGATTCTGCCTTGCTCGGCTTCATTGATCTTGTTGGCGTAAGCGGCGACCGATGTACCGTTCGCGACCGTCCAAGCGGCTGCACCGCCAAGAGTCGCCACGCCTGTCTCAATGGATCTAGTGCCCGAATAGGAGACCTCTGGACGATCCAGCAAATTCCCAAAGCGAGTGCTCGAGAGCTCTTCGGTGACATTCCATTCCGCAAGGAAGGTCTGTCCTAGCTGATAAGAGAAGTCCGCGCAATTCACGGTCACTGTGTCCAGTCCGCCAAGAGTAAAGGTGTAGTCATAGTTCACTATGTAGCCCACCCACAAATACTTCTTTACATTAAGCGAGTCATAACGCGAGAAGCGAACTTGTCGGAGCGGTGCAAGCCCCGGCTGATCGTTCGCTGGATCGTAATAAGGCGAAGTCGTGTCGAAAGGGTTAAACACTCCGTCCGCATAAGTGTCGTTTAATGTGAAGCTCATAGTGCCATAAGCGAATTGGTCGCCTGTGTTTTGGCGTCCGCGTTTCGCTGTAAGTCCGATCGTGCCATCCATGACTGACGCATATTGGCTTACGCCATCCAGCACATATTCTGTGTTATTTAGTTCGCCTTTGAGATCGTCGTCCAGTGTGAAGGCGTCCCACATGTACCCTGTGTCAATCTCGAGGTCGTAGTTACCTGATCCAACTACCGCTACGCCTGCCATTAGGCGACCGCTATGTTCGCTGGGCCGTTCTGCCTATTGAATGCTCGAATGGCGTTCACGACAGCTGTGCCGATCTCCGCGCTTGAGCCGAGACCGCCTGTGATGTTGATTGTGTAGTTTCCGCCCATTCCACCGCCGCGTCCAGATAGTGGAATAACCGCTTCAGGGCCACGCTCACCGATCATTGCAAGCGTAGGCCCTGTCACGATTCCACCTTCTGCAAGGTAAGGAATGTTTGGGACGGAAAAGCCTTTGCCGCCGATACCCGGAACCCAAGAAGGAATGTTAAAAGAGAGCTTGCCTACTGTGCTGTTCCAAAGTTTTGCGATGCCATTAAAGAGGTCTTTGTAGATATTAAAGACGCCTGTGAAGTAGGTCGTGAGTCCGTTGAAGACTGCTTTACCGCCTGCGAGCATGGCGTCAAATACTGTGTCCACGATCTTTCGGACAATGTCAAACTTGAAGTAGAGCGCGACAAGTGCCGCGATGAGGACTGCGATTCCGAGAGTGATGAATCCGACCATTGCAAGTTGGGCGGCGGTGAGACTTAGCGCAAATAAAGTATTGACAAGAGTGGCGATGCCTACTGCGGTATTGAAAAGCAAAACCGCTGCCGAGACTCCAGCGATTGCGCCTGCAATAATCAGAAGCGTTTTGGTGTTGTCTTGTGCCCATCCTGCGAACTTGAGTAGGACTGGGAGAATGGCTTCGACTACTGGGAGCAGTGCTGCACCGATTGATTCTTTTGTTTCGGCAAGTGCAATTCCAAGACGCTTCATGCCACCTTCGGCAGTGGCGGCGGCTGCGTCTGACGCTCCACCAAACGATCCGCCTAGGACATTCATTACATCTTCCAAAGATGCACCGTCTTTAATCATCGCTTTAATCTCTGGAGAGAGGGCTTGCAGTCCCTTCATATTCCCTCCGTATGCCTTGGCAATGGCGTCGGAGACTGTAGCGAGATCCTTCCCAGAACCTGCGGCGACATCCTGTGCAAGAGCGAGTGCGCGGTTAGCTTCCTCAATGTCTTTGGTTCCTCGGACTAACGATGCCAGTGCCGGACGAAGTTCACTATCCGCGACTCCTGACGCCAGACTCATCTTTGAGATCATGTCTTCGGACGCTTTGACTTGTGCGTCAGTAGCCCCAGTGACATTCGTGAGAGCCAAGGCAAGCTGTACCTGTTCGGCTTGGTCTTCCATCGCCGCCTTAGTAGCACCTGCCAAAGCAAAGCCGATTCCAGCGATAGCAGCTGCGGCTGGAAGCGCGGCTTTCTTCATAACAAAGGACGCTTTGGCAGACGCGCCCTCAAGCGATTGGAATTCTTTGATTGCCTTGGAAGTTCCCTTTGCATCAAACTCGGAAATAATTGGAAGAATTACAGCCATAATTATTGTGCCTTTAAGTCTCGACTTGTAGCTGCGCCAACGCGATCCACTAGCTGCTCCATAGCATTATTGAGATCTTCTTTGTGAGCTTCATATTGACGCCATACTACTCTCGAGGCGTCTCCATACTTGGCTGTTAGGTGTTGCCCCATAGCGTTACTTGTTGAGAAGTCAAAGAATGAAGCCGCCGCTCCAATCCACTTGATCGCAAAAGTCGTGAGGTTCACCGTGTTTTGTCGGAACTCTTTTGGCGGTTTGGTGTTTATGTATGCCTTGACTTTGTGCTCGGTAGGCCAAGGAAAGACCTCGTATGATCCTCGAAGAGTCCAGCGTCTTTGCCACCCGGACAGAGGATAATTTAGAGGTATAGCGGATTCAATGTCAGAGACAAGTCCAGCTGTAATCCTTTTGTAATCTTTGGTGATCTCGCGACGAAGAGACTTGTCAATCTTGTTCAATTCTTTCAATGCTTCTTTGAGACCGTAGACCTCTATGCGAGTTTCAATCCCGTCCGCCATTACGACCTTCTCTTGTTTTGTTTCTCTATGACTTTAATAATCGTAGTGAGATCTCGAGCATCAAAGCTGTCAGAGTAAAACTGCGGAGCCCATCCCGTCGCGACTACCAGCTCGGCTAGTTGCCGTCGGTAGCCGCGTCCGTAGGGTTTGGGTTTGTCTCATCTACTACAGG